TCATAATATTACAGTCTTTCCGAAGTATTCACAATGATCTTGTGGGTAGTTTTGGGAGATTTTGATATTATTAATAGATATTTCTCGTTAATAGAGAACTATTATAAAAATTTAACGTATATATATTTCCAATCGCGAGGAGAGTCGCGTTAGAACATTGTGGAGCAGTGTTTTTAAAGATAATCCCTTGCAAAAAGAAGGTAGAACCTATATTTTGTATAGTATTTATTTAGGGTAGCGCCATTTGTAACATAAAATAGCTATTTTAAAAAATTTTAAAAATGATTACGAGAGTAGTGCCCTCAACTAAAGAAAAAATTAAACTTCAGTCGGAATCTGAATCCTTCCCGAGCTTATTAGATGCTTTCAAATCTAATATTAATTATATAGAAGTCAATTGTGAGACGAGTCACACTAGATCATCAGGAAGAGATGATTTTAAACTTAATTCCCTTGATGAAAGAAGGAAGAACCTATATTCATCTCGTATTAACGCAAGGGTAGTGCCGGTTAAAGCTACAAATAACTACATTAAAAAATGCGTAATGCACTCATGTAATATTAAAGCAAAACAGTTGGAACCTGTATCTTTCCAGAGCTCAGTTAGTGCTTACCTAACAACTATAGAAGAAGAAGAAGAGGAGAAAATGGAATTTCTAGGCTTAGAGAAAATAAGACAAAGACCGTTAAAGTTGTCTCATGTGCAATTGAGCACAGATGGGAAAAGAAAACAACAAGATGTGTTAGATTATTTGAAACATAGTGGAGTAGACAATGTCGTTTTTAAAAATTTGTCCTCCGGTGAGAATGGAGAATACTTGTTTGATTCTACCAGAAAATTATTATATTTGTTGACAGGAAAAACGTTATCTAATTGGCTGTTAGGAAAGTATTCCACGTACAGTGTATATACAGCCAAAAAGAAAACATTTAAATGTTTTATAGTTAGACCAAAAATGCAATCTCAAGGCATGTTCGATGCTTTGGGAGAAATTTTTACTGTAGTTAATGGTACTAGCAAAGTTCTTTTAAAAGCAATTCAAAATTATAAAAACCCTCAAGTGATAGCGTGGGTTATGGATGTGTTGACTCTTACTATAGAGATGAATGACCCTTATTTTTGGACTCCTATTACGATGTTAAAGTTTTTTGTAAGATTGTATTCTGCTATAATGAGATTTACCGATTTTAAGAATAAGGCGATGCAATCTCAATCTTTAGAAGAGGTCACTAGTGTTGATTCTATTATGTTATTATTAGCATGTTTTGGTTTACCAGAGCCTATTATGAAAGGTTTAAAACAGATTTCATTAATGACTAATAAAAAGATTTTGGATTCCCCTAATATAATTATGGACTTAATTCAGCAATTTTTAGAAATATGTTATGACGTTTTACAATGGCTTAAAGAAACGTTGAAATTAGAGATAGTAGATGCGATTATTGATATGTTAGCTCAACCCTTAAGCTTTGTCAAGGGGCTTAAGTTAACCAAGAAATTAGGCAAGATGACTGTAGATTTTCAAAAAAATAACCAAATTATGTTTGATCCTGTTGTTAGAGAGGAATGTATGGAATTGTATACGGAAATACAATTAAATTTATATATTCAGACGTTATTATCAAATCCTGCATACAGGATATATCAGAAACAGTTTAGTACTTTGGAAGTTATGTATAAAGCAGCTAAGAATTTTGACATATCGGCTAGGAATGAACCTGTTTGTATAGTATTTGAAGGAAAAGCTGGTTCAGGCAAATCTACTTTGATGAACAAAGTCATAGAATATCTAGTTAAAAAATCGTATTCGACTTATACCCACACGTGTCCTGCTTTGGAGGCTAGTAAAGATTGGTATGACGACTATCTGGGTCAAGATGTGTTCATTATGGACGATGTAGGACAACAAGGCATTTCTCAGTGGAGACAAATTATTAATTTTGTATCTCCTGTCAAATTTCCTTTAGAATGTGCAGAGGCTTCAGCTAAGAATACAAAATTTTTTAATAGCAAATTACTTCTGGTAACAACGAATCATTTCTCAGATTTACGAGGTTTCACTAAATCGGACTGTATAGCTGAACCAGAAGCCTTGTTTAGGCGATGTCATGTATTGAATTTTGACAAAACTGGATTTTCAAATGGAAAGCTAAACGGTCATATACAATATAAAAAATATGATTATGTGTCTCATATTTGGAGGACTGAATTTATTGGACCTCATTCAGCGTGTAATTTGAACCCAAAATGTGAAGTAGCCAGTAGTAATAAAACTGTAGCTTGGGTTTATAATATAATTACTTCATTGTTGGATGTTCAACAAGACATGTTTACAAACAATGCACTTCAACCAGAGGATGTAGAAGAAATTGATGCCCTAGTTTCTGAACTTAGAACTCCTAATGAGATGCTATGGGATCATGAAGATTTGGATTTCTCACTCCCTGTGTTTGATCAGCCAGCGAGTGCTCAATTAGCAACACAATCCAATGTTACGTGGTTGATGCAATTAGCTGAAGACAATATAGCAATTTTTAGAGAATATTTTTCTAGTATGAAAGAATCGCTTGTGGAAAATACTATCTCCATTTTTACAACTTTGCAGTATACTTTTAATGAAGATTCGTATGCAGGAGCTGCTTTACAAGGCGCTTTAAAAGGATTGATTTGTGCTTTGGCGACATGCGCTATTTCTAAAATGAGAGATTATTTTATAGGAGATTGCAATCCATCTGAATTAAATGTTTCTACGTTTAGAGAACAAAGTGTAAAAATTTGGCATACAGCCCATCAAGATTATGTAGCCAAAACAGTACCCAGTGTGATAGTTGATGATACAAATGATACTTTGTTGGAGATTGTACGTCCGTGTTCTGAGTTAGGTACACGAATTTCATCTCTTCGATCGAGAATGAGAATAGTAGAGCTTGTCAGCAAGTCCGGATATAAGAATGTATCCCAAGGTATAGTATCAGGTAGAAGAGTGTTAGTTCAATGTCATTCTTATGATACATTAGAAGGTATAGCTAATATTTTCAAGGATTGGAATTGTTTTAGTAATAGTTCATATGAGTGTAATAATGTTCCTTTTAAAATAGTTAAAGAATGGCCTGAATATGATATGACTATCATTGAATTGGATCTTTCGATTCCCATATATAAAGACGCTAC